TCCTCATGAAGTTTGAACTCTTCACTCTCAACTGACTCAGATTGTTTCTCCAAGTTAATCTTCGCAATAGCCAACTGACCAAATCTATTGGTAATCTCGTTTGACTTTTGAGAAAGGTCTTGGATTGATTTTAGTTCATCATCTGTGAATTTAACTTCTGACATATTAATAACCTCTAATTAGTTTGTTATAACAATTATATACATATATAATTATAAAAGTTTTTCGGAAAACGAGACTTTTTTTGGTTTATAAGCTCTACCCAATTCAGCAGTTTTACCAAATACATTATCAGTAAACTCAGGTATCATGTATCCTTTGATTCCCATATTGAACTCGTTTCGTATCATTCTCTCACCTTGTGATTCCATTTCTATTTCGTTTGATATATCTCCATCAAGTGATGAAAGAAAACGATAGCTGGTTTGGTCACCAAAGTAAGTTTCTAAGTGTTCTATAAAAAGTGAGTTTAAATCGTTCATCTGTTCTATAAAAGATGTCATCATAACAATAGTATAATTACATCTTACAAAATCTGGCATACCAGTCTTAACAAACTCTTGTACAGGTTGTTGTCCTGTTAAAACAGCGAATCTGTCATACCTATTATTCTTACTCCATCCACTACTTGAACGAACAACAGATATGTATTTTCCTTGTACATCGTTATCAAATGAAAGTGGCATAGCGTCATCAAATCCTACTGATGTTCTTTTGATTACTATTATTGGTAGTATAATAGAACCATTTTTATCTCTTAATGTACCTCTACCTTTTACAGATTTCCATCTTTCCTCATTACCATAAAGAACAGGTACAGATATAATTTCATTTTGTTCTTTTATTTTTGGTTTCATTATGTTTCGGATGTGTTTAATAACAGCAGTATCTATTTCTTTTAAACCAATAGAAAATCCTTTACCAGCATTTTGACCACCTGGTTTCTTAATTACGACTTTAGGATTTCCCTTTTCACTTCTTATGCTAGTTTGGTCAGCACGATTTACTTTTGACTCGTATCCAGCATTTTCGTTTGTTATTGGTTTAATTGCCACGGCGTAGTTTCCTTAGTTTATCTAACTTACTCTCTGTATTATTAGCGTACTCTTCAGATTTTAATCCTTTGGTAGAAACTTTATCTATTGATATTTGTTTCTCAATTGGAACATCAACTGCTCCTAAAGTAATATTTTCTTTCTCTCCATAAATATTACCTTGTTTTAATAAATCTATTATCTCATCAAACCTATCAGTTTTTGGTTCTCCGTATACATTCTCAATAGTTTCATCAACAACATGTCTTACCTCAGATCCCGCGATCTGTTGTTCAGTTTTAACCAAATGTGACCTACGAGGTTTCATTACAAGAGACTTATCTAATAATTGAATAGCCATTATCTTGGTCTTTCTTCAATGTTTATTGATGATAATCTACTACGATGTGCTGTAGCTTTTATAGCATGATTAAAGTTTGGATGACCACCGATAAGTTGTGGTTCTGTAACTCCGTTTATTTCCCAATACCAATCGTTCCAATCACAGATATCACCAGCTTCAGGAAAAAAGTTTAGTGAACCACTAGCCAAGTTATTTCTCTGAAACATCAAATCAATCGTAGAGTTTGTATCTGGTCCTGCTTCTTGAAATTGTTCTACTTCAGGAGCATTATATCGTATCAGACAATTTACCCTAAAACCTACATTGAAATACTTTGTCGTACTTTCTCCGTATATGTTTTGATTTGTATGTTCAGGTGCTACCTTATAGATATCAACGGACTGACCGACTATCTCGTCAATCAATTCTTCGTTCATATGGTCAACTAAGTTTATTTCCTTTTGAGAAATAAAAAATGGTCGTGTAGCAGACATCTAATTACCCTATGAATATGTTTAATGGTGCTTTTGCTAACACCTCTTGTTGAGCATTAGCTTCTTCAGCTTCTGCCTTTAATTTTTCTGTCAAAGATACCGACTCTAAGAACTCCCTTAACTCCTCAAGTAACTGTGTTTTCTCCTCTCTACCTTCTGTCTTTAAAGCTTCACCATCTAGTGTAACTTCTCCATCAGGTATCGGCATAGAACTATACTTACTTCTGATAATACCCAATAACTCTTTAGAAAGAGCATAAGTATACTTTCTAATCCATTGACGACCAGGTTGATTAATGGAACTATATGTAATGAACTTGTATGGTACATTAGAAGGATCTGATACACCACCTTGTAAATCAGCATTAGGATTGTTTGTGTTCCTAATATCGTCTTTGACATAATACTCAAACCATATCTTTTCACCCGCATCTCCATCTAAAGGTTCAGGAAATATCCTTAAGTTATTATTATGTATCTCAAAAGAGTAAGCACTCTTTCTTACCAAATCCGATGTTTCAATAGCATTTGCTCTAGCCAAATCATAAGATATTGGTTTTAGTACAAATGATATCGCTGGAGAAACATTACCAAAACCAAAAGCGTCAAGAAGTTGTCTTTGGTCAAATGAACCAGCATAAGGATCATAAAACCTTGATACAGCAGCTGGCATCTGATTGAATACCCTATGAACCTCTATTCTTTTACCACTCTCACTTACATTAGCCCAAACATCTTGTAAATCATAATCTTGTTTTGAACCTGATAAAGTAATAAATCCTTTTTTTAAATCGTAGTTTTCACTTAACCCAACAATTTGACCATATTTATCAGAAAGGGTTACCGAAGGTCCTAAAGATGGAGTTACAGGATCTAATGAACCTGTACTTAAAGAACCAGATATTCTGTTTTTTTCTCCATATTGTTCCCACATCCAATTCTTGATATTGTAATTGTTGATGTGTTGTGAGTATTCATTTACTGCTTCTTCAAAACAAGCATAGATAGAACCGCTTGGTATTTCTAATTGTAAGACAGGAAAACCAAGTCTTTTAGCACACCACTTTGTTACTGAAACAATATCAGTTTGAAAAGTGGAATCAGCATCATAAGTTCCATAAGGTGTTTGACCAGAAACAAATGAACTCGGGTCTGTATAGGCGTAATCTAATTTTGGCATAATATAATTCTCCTATCTATAAATATAACATTTCTAAAAACAAAAGGGGAAAACCGAAGTTCTCCCCTTATGTTGTGTATCAAGTTAATGATTAGATTTACACTAAGTCAAGTGACTTACAATGAATCAAACCATAAAACTCTGGACGGATCATCTTCTTAGCGTATCGTGTCATAACACCTTTTCTTGGTGTAAAATCACTAGGATCGTATACCAATGGAGTTGTAATCAACGGAACGTAAGGACTATATACAGCACCAGTTTCTAAGAAGTTACTTCCT